GTGGTATAATATAGACAACGAAAAAAAAACAGAAAGTAGGGTTGACGAATGAACAGCTTATTCAATTCTGTATTAGAAACTGCTTCTTTGTTTAAAAACTGTGATGGCTATTCGCAAAGTATAATATTAAGAGAGGAGTGTGCAGAACTCATTGTAGCTCTATCACATTTTGAAAGAAATAGAAAGGGGTCTTTTAATGAGATATTAGAGGAACTATCGCATGTTCTTATATCCTGTTTTGCATTTATAATTTGTGCAGATATTCCAGTGGAGGAGCTTACGGTGGAAGTAGATAAAAAATACAATAAGTATCATTGTGAAAGCGAGGTAAAAAACCATGAAAGAAGAAATTAAGATTACAATCACTTTAACCGATGATGACATCACTCTTACTGGTCAGAACCTACAAGAACTGACCGAAGCCGACATTGTCGACAGTATCAAGGTTATTGTTAGTCTTGCCAAGGCTCTGAATATTATATGGGAAGGAGACTCCACAGATGGAAATGCGTAAATTTATCATCGAGATACACCCGGATGGCACGTTGACGTGCTGCGAGTATGAGGACCCTAAAGAATCCATCCGGGCCGCCACTGATCGTGCGTGGCTGGCCGGGTATCGGCAAGCACTCAAGCATTGCGACGAGCAGGTTAACACGCTTAAGGGTTTCAAAGGCACTTGCCAATCATCCGATCTTTTGTACCAGGGGGCCGAATCCGTTCGCTATGTGGTGTCATCGGCCTATCGTAAATACCTTAACACAGAAAAATAAGTCGAAACGGCCTTCGGGCCGTCTACCGGGGCCGCCCGCCCGGTATTGATAATGACAGGGCACATATTGAAAGGAGTTTTGTATTATGTCCGAAGAAATGATGAAGTCCGAACACAATGGTGCAATGATGGTTTCCGATGTGATGAACACCGGCGTCGGGTACACAGATATGAACCTCTCGGACCGTTCTGCCGCGGTTGCGTTCTACAATGCAACGAGCAACCCCGCCAACAAGCTGAAGGAGCATGTCAACGAGGTTTTGTCGCTGGTTCATGTTTCCGTGGAGTGTGTAGAGGTCAGCAAGGACGACGTCCCCGAGGGCAAAACGATTGCCCCCCGCGTTGTCCTCATTACCGACGACGGGCAGTCGTACGCCTGCGTCTCCGTCGGTGTGTACCAGTCTTTGAAGCGTATGTTTACGCTGCTCGGGACCCCTGACACGTGGGCGGAGCCGGTGAAGATCAAGCCTGTTCTGATCAGCACCAAAAAAGGTCAGGTTTTGTCTTTGAATCTGGTTTAATTTATGGCCGCCGCACCTGCGGCGGCCTTATTTATTATAGGAGGCCACATGAAAAGTAGAGACAACAGAGTATCCTTGCTGAATTGCGATGACGAGCTGATATATCTTGCATTGGCTATTGTATACAGTGGAGTCTCAAATAAAGATGTTGAATTTTTCCGTTCTGAATGGGCCGAAATCATTTTCAGTGGTCTTGGCATTGAAGCGGACCCTCTGGACTGGTATTATATGATCCTAAATAGGAAGGAGCGTTTGAAGCATGGCAGCAGGCGCAGCTAAAGCAAGAGCAACCCTTAAATACAGTCCAGAGCTATACACCCCGTACGCTTTGGAGTCGTGGCCCGATAGTCAGATGCGCAAAGAATATACTCGATTGCGTGACATTGCGCAGAAACGTATTAAGCGCTTATCAAAAGACCCCATTAGCGGCACCAGCGACATTTATAAAGAATTTGCCGGGGGGTTCCCAACTCTAAAGGCAATGCGCGGAGACCGTAAAGCATTGGAGCAGGCTCTGGCAGATGTAGCGCGTTTTGTGCGCTCTAAAGGCTCCACCGTGGGCGGTGCGCGTGCCGAATTCGAACAAAAAATGAAAGTCGGCGGCATTGACATCGCCGACGTTCCCGAAGATCAATACACGGCCCTGTCTGAATGGTGGGAGATCGTGAAAGCGTCGGGCGTGTATTACTATCCGTCTGACCAACCGGTCATGTACTGGCGCGAGAAAGGCGGCTACAACGTCAGTATCGACGATTTTGTAAAGTGGCAGCAAGGTGAGGTCAACTATGGCAAAGAGTGGGACTACAGCGACGGCAGCAGCTCCGCCGACCTGCGCGGAGGTTTTGGAGGAGGCTTGTAATTATAACCCGGTCCCCTGGCTTATGGAGCATCTGGACAGAAAGCACACAAAAGGCAAAAAGCGCAAAACAAGCAAAAAACGATTGTATGTAGATATGCCTTGTGCGTTTGATATTGAGACTAGCCGAGTATGTATTGACGCCGACGACAACCCCCACACCATTATGTATATATGGCAATGTCAACTAGGTTTGGATATTACCATTATCGGCAGGACGTGGGACGAATGGCTAAACTTTACGGGGGCAATTAGCGATTACTTGCAAGCGAACAGCGGGCCGACGGGTGATTGGTATTTGTGTATGTATGTTCACAATCTTGCACACGAATTTCAATATTTGTCGGGTGTTCTGGATTTTGGCCCGGGTGATGTATTCGCCAGCAAGCCCCGCAGGGTCTTAAAATGTGACAACCGAGCTATTGAGTACCGATGCAGTATGCGCCACAGTAATTTGTCTCTTGATGCTTGGGGAAAACAGCTGGGCGCACCTCATGCCAAATTAACAGGCGCTCTTGATTATTCAAAAGTGCGGTATCCCTGGACTCCCCTGACATCTACAGAATTAGCGTATTGTGTCAATGATGTCCGGTGTATTGTAGAGTGCTTGTTAATTGAGATGAAGCGAGACGGCGACGACCTGTATACTTTACCTCTAACGCGCACCGGCTATGTCCGACGAATGGCCCGTGAAGCTATGTACAAATGGGGCATTAAAAAGGTCAAGCGTTTACTGCCATCATGGGACCTATACCAGATGTTGCGCGAGGCATTCCGAGGCGGTGACACCCACGCCAATCGGTATTATGTTGGGCTCCATCTGGAAAACGTCGGTTCCGTGGATATGTCGAGCGCATACCCAGCAGCGCAATGTGAATGTTATTTTCCTATGACTCCATTTAGGCAGGAACCGGCCACCGTCGGGCGGCTGATGCAATGTATGAGGCACGGCATGGCGTGTTTGATGCGCTTGCAAGTAAAAGGTTTGCGCCAACGTTTCAAGTGGTGGGGATTTCCCTATATCCCACTTGCAAAAGTCCGGCACTGTGAAGGATACATAAACGACAATGGCCGTTTGCTGTCTGCTGATCATTTTGAGATCACGATAACAGACATCGACTTTAGAATTATCGCAAAAGAATATGATTGGGATGCTCTTAACGTCTTGGAGCTTTACACGTCCGATTATGGCAAATTGCCTAAACCGTTGACGGATTGCGTCAAAGAGAGTTACACCGGCAAGACATCCCTTAAAGGTGTAGCCGGTCAAGATTTGTATTATGTTAAGGCCAAGGGCGATCTTAACAGCTATTATGGTATGACCGCACAAGACCCCTTGCAGCTGGATACACTTTTTGACGAGGACGCCCCCGACAATCTCTGGAGCGAATGCACCGACGACCCAGAGGACAGTTATAACGATCACCGCCCCCATTTGTTCCTGCCCTACCAATGGGGCGTGTGGACGACTGCCCACACGCGCAAGCGCCTAAAAATAGCGCAATGGGCCGCGGGCAAGAATGGCGTGTACTGCGATACAGATAGTGTAAAATACATGGGCAATATTGATTTGTCGGACTTTAACAAAGCAGTGAAACAACTTGCAAAAGATAACGGCGCTTGCGCAACAGACCCAAAAGGCAACACTCATTATATGGGCGTCTATGAGCAGGAGCGCAGCTATGCGGAGTTTATGACATGGGGCGCTAAAAAATACGCAACTACCTATAAAAAAGGCGGGCCGATCACTACCACTATAGCAGGAGTCAGCAAGCGGAAAGGCGGTTTAGAGCTGGCCCTGTGGGGTGGTTTTGAGGTATTCAAGCCCGGGTTCACTTTTTGTCTGGCGGCAGGAAATCAGGTTATTTATAATGACCGCCCAAATGTGCCCGATTTTGTGGTTGAAGGGCACACGGTTCATGTAACAAGAAACCTGTGTATTTGTGATAATACCTACACTTTGGGAATAACCGACGAATACGCAAAGATACTAGGGTACAAGATTATGGAGGTTGTCTGATGATTAAACTTTATACCGATGAAGGATGGCCGAATTTTTCCGAAAAAGACGGCATTTTGTCAACAGGGGCGCCTATTATTTTTATATGGGGCGGACGTGGCACCGGCAAGACCTATGGAGCGCTAAAGCACGTCCACCAGACCGAGGAGGAATTTCTGTATCTGCGCCGCACGCCGCAGCAAGCGGAACTTATTTGTGCGTCGCCCAGTATGTGGCCGTGGTCTCCGTTGAATGATGATCTACAAACGCATTACGCCCCGTTTAAAATACCTAAAATAGCGGGACTGTATGAAGTAGGCAACGCAGGGGCCTACACTGATACAGGGTCTCCCATAAAACCGGCCCAAATGGCCGGAGTTGTGGGGAGCGTCGTAACTCTTGCCCGCACCCGTGGTTTTTCAAGTCCCCACACCAATATAATCATCTTGGATGAATACCAGAAAGAAGAATCCGACTATTACCGGCGCGGTGAGGGCGTGGGCCTTGCTAACATATATGAAACGGTAAACCGTAACCGCGAATTAAAGGGGCAAAAGCCCCTGACGCTGTTGTGTATGTCGAACGCTGTTGGCATGGCAAACCCCTATTATATGCAATGGGAGATCACCGACACAGTAGAAAAGATGATCGGCAAGAAAGAGCGCGTCAAGCTGTTGGCAGATAAGGGCATATTGCTGGTTGATCTTGTCGATAGTCCCATTGCAAAGGAAAAAGCAAATACGGCCCTCTATAGGTCCATGAGCGGCACAGACTTTTACAGATCAGCTATCGAGAATCAGTACAGCGCCGAAGAAAAGAGTTTGGTTGTGTCCCGGCCCTTGCGTGAATACTACCCGCTTGTACAAATTGGCCGGTGCTGCATCTATGAGCACAAAAGCAATCCGTTATATTATGTATGCCGCCACAGGTCTGGCGAGATGCCCACCTATGGCACTGGCGAATATGAGCGAAAACGTTTCAGGGCCGCGTATGGGTACATCTGGCCCGCGTACTTGCAGCGGCAACTAGAATTTGAGCGGTACTCGGATGAAATTTTCTTCCGCGAGTATTGCGGTGCTTGACTTTTTTACACAGTTAATATATATTAAAGATAATCCCCGGTGCCCACAGGCAGCCCCCAGAAGGGGCGGGCAAGCGTCAGCCAGCGCAAGAACCGGGGATTACTTATATCTGTATGGGAGGTGATGTTATATGAACGTTTACGCAGTGCTGGCCGTTCTGGTGTTCATCGGCATGGATGTTGTCAGTGGTATGGTTAAAGCCTTTTCTACCACTGGTTTTGATTCTAGCGTGATGCGACAGGGGTTTTACCACAAATTAGGTGAAGTTCTGGCCGTGGGGTTGCTCGCTGCCGCTGATTTCTATCTTCCCATTGTAGGCGTTAATGTTGATGTGTCTTTCTCGGCCATCGGTTGCACCTATTTTGTTTTAATGGAAATTGGCAGCATTATTGAGAATATCGGAGCGATCAATCCTGAATTGGTGGGGCCTCTTACTAAAATTTTTGCAAAACTCAAGGGGGATTAACCATGGGTTGTTATATCATTTTCGCCCAGTCTATCGCAAACGAACGCGCGTTTCTGCTGGCTGATTTGTGCGCTCGTTTGAGTATCGGCTATTATAGCGACTGGGCAGACAATTCCCACACGCGGCAGTGTTGCGCAGTGGGCCCCGTAACCAAAGGAGACAAAGACCAAGTTATTAAATGCTTGGCGCATGACACATACGTTGTAATGGAGGCGACCAAAGTTGAAAATCAGTGAAAAAGCGGCCCTCGCTATGGCCGGATATACCAAAGCAGAAATCGAAGCTATGGAGAAGCCGCAGCCCGTGCCGCAGCCCGTGCCGCAGCCCGCGCCGCAGCCCGCGCCGCAGCCCGCGCCGCAGCCCGCGCCGAAGCCCGTGCCGCAGCCCGCCCCGCAGTACGACGGCCTCGAAACCCTGTTGCAGCAGCTTTTGCAGGGTCAGCAGACGACAGCGCAGGCAATGCAGACTATGACCCAGACGTTGCAGGCGAACGCGCTTGGCCTCGGCATCCAGCAGCAGCCGACGGCCAACGCCGACACGGTGACGGCCCGAATTATCGACCCAACCTATGGAAAGGAAGTGAAGTAACATGCCCCTTGGTATGGATTTTGCGGATATTGCCGCAATTTTGACCGAGATCAATAAGATGGCCACTGGCCAGGAACCGACGTCTCCCATCGTGGACACGTCGAGCTTCGTGTCTGTTGCGCAGGCTACGTTGCTGACCGGTCCCGACAACTACACCAAGGCAATCAGTCAGGTGCTAGGCCGTACCATTTTTGCCGTGCGCCCCTACGATGCCCCGCTGAAGCGCTTGCAGGTGACGGGCGATGACTGGTCAAATCATGTGCGAAAGATCAATTTTTGCGACAGCGACCCCGTCACCGATAAGGCGTGGGCGCTGGAGGACGGCCAGAGCGTGGACATGTACGAAGTCCACAAGCCTAAAGTCCTTCAAACAAACTACTACGGCCAGACCAATTACAGCCGCGTGTACACGCAGGCTGATACCCAGATGGAGGCAGCATTCAAGGGCCCCGAGGAACTGGCGCAGTTCTGGTCGTCTTTTGTGCTGCACCTGTCGAACCAGATTGAGGCAGACCGGCGCAACCTCGCCAACAACCTGATGGCCAACCATCTCACCGGCATGACTGCAACCATACCCCACAGCGTTATCTATCTGCTCGACGAGTACAACGCCCAGCAGGGCACCGCACTGACGGTGCAGGACGTCTACAAAGAAGCGAATTTCCCGGGCTTTGCAAAGTACGCCTATGGCCGTATCAACGATATTTCCCGCCTTATGAAAGAGCGTTCCATTAACTGGCATCAAAATTGGAAAATTGACGGCACGACGTACAACATCATGCGACACACTCCGTATGATCGTCAGCACCTCTATCTATACAGCGGCACGCAGAGCCAGATCGACGCCCGCGTGATTCCCGAGGTATTCCACGACAATATGCTGAAATACCGTGACGCCGAGCAGGTCACGTTTTGGCAAAACATCGACGAGCGCGAGACCATTTCCGCAACTCCTGTTGTGACCACTTCCGCCGGTGTGGTATCCAAGAATGCAGCGGTTCAGCTCTCCAATGTGTTTGGCTGCCTGCTGGACTGGGATGCCATCGGGTACACTCCGAAGCTGTCCCGCGTGGTCCCAACCCCCATGAACGCCCGCGGCCTGTATACAAACTTCTGGTATCACTACGGCTGGTCGTGGTACGATGACTTCACCGAGAACGCCGTTCTGTTCCTGATGACCGCCGGCGACGTCACCGCCCCGAGCGCTGCCAAGGCGGCAAGAGCGTCCACCCTGAAAACCACCACACATAAGGACGCGGACCCCTCTAAGTCCTGACCAATACCGGCGGGCATTGCCCGCCGGTTATTTTATAGGAGGTGCAAAATGCAAGCTACCTTTTATCAGTTTGCAAAGCGCACAAACAGCACAAAGCGGCCCAGCGGCGGGCAGGGGTTCGGAATCGACCTTAAAGCCCCTTGCAATATCATTGACCCCGAGATCAAAATTGCAACACAGAGTGACCCCACCGGGTTCAATTATTGTTACCTTCCCACGTTCAGCCGGTATTACTGGGTGAAGAACTGGACATATTCGGACGGGCTTTGGAATGCGTCGCTGACTGTTGACACTCTTGCCAGCTACCGGGAACAGATCGGCAATAGTACGGAGTATGTGGTGAGGTCGTCCGCTAAGTATGACCCTAAAATTGTAGATAATTTGTATCCTACCAAAGCGACACTCACCACTAGAACCATCCATGCAACTTCGACACCGTTTACGGATGACCCAGAAAGTGGCAGTCAAGGTTTTTTCGTTGTCGTGGTCAATGCCACCGGGTATGTGTCTTTTGGCGGTGCAATTTATCTTGCCATGAGCGGAACCACATTTCAAAAGCTGATGGTGGCTCTTTTGCAAAATACTGATTATTTGAATATTAGCGCGGATGAGATCAGCAGCAACTTGACTAAAGCATTGTTCAATCCTATTCAGTATATTTCAAAAGCGTTTTGGATACCCTGCGGCAATACGGCAATCGGTACCCCCATTCACGAAATCCCCGTCGGTTGGTGGAAAATGCAGAATATCGGAAATGCCTACGTCATTCAGAATAACAATGATAAAAACGTTTTCACGTTCAGCATCTCCACCCCACATCATCCGCAACACATTACAAGGGGCGTCTATACAGACGGAGCACCCTATTCCGAGTACACGTTATATTGTCCTCCATTTGGGGAGATTAAATTAAATGCCAACCTGTTCGTGTTGCAAAGCACGTTGTATTGTAGATTAACTGTCGATTATCGCACCGGCGACGCAATACTGGACTTGTCATTTAATAAAGATTTTAACAATATCTTTTTCTCCACATCGGGCAACGTTTCGGTCCCCGTGCAGCTGGCGCAGATTGCTACCAATGTAAATGAATTGGCGAGTTTTGGCGGACTGGTTCAAACCGCCGTGGGTGCTATTGCTGGCGGTATTGAATCCTTTTTTGGCGGGGGCGATATTACCAACGGCATTGCCTCTGGTGCCCAGCAGATGACAGTTACAAGTCAATCTAAAGGCGGAGGGGCCAGCGTCGCCAAATATGGCATCACGCCATATTTAACGGGGGCGTTTTATGATCTTGTGGACGACAACAACGAGGACCACGGCAGGCCCCTTTGCCAGCGCGTGCAGCTGTTCAGTATTCCGGGGTTTATCATGGTAGACGACCCCGACATTGCGTTGCCCGCAACTGCTGCCGAAATTGACAGCGTTAAAAGCTATATGAAAAATGGATTCTTTTTAGAGTAGGAGGCGTAAACAATGGCAGTATATAAACAGTGTATTACTGACGTGTCGCCGATCAGAGTGACCGCCGGGTATCCTGCATACCAGGATGGCAGCCCTCACCGGGGCATTGACACAGTCCACGGAGATCATAAAGCCTACGCGCCCGAGGCGGGCGTTGTGGTTGTGGCCCAGCACTGGAATGGTAGTACATCTGGTGATCAGTCATGGGGTAATATGATTAAAGTACGGATGGCCGACGGCACGACATGGCGGGCCGCGCACTTCGCTACGCAAATTTGGAACGTGGGCGACACAATCTCCAAGGGGCAGTTTATCGGCACAC